CTCACTGTGATCTGGCTCCCATTGAAACCAGCGCCGGGGACGCTCTCGACCTCATAGGTGCATGTGACACCATCGGTGGGAGCGTTCGTGCTGCTCTCGTTCTGGAACCAAACTTGGTTGTAATCCTGGCGTGAATGGTTAGTCCAGGAAACGGTAATGTCCCCGGTGCCATTCAGTTGGTCGATCAGGACTCCGTGACTGCCCGATCCAGTGAGGCCCTGGATGCCAATTTCGGCGGGCCGGAGGGGGCGGTCACTACGTATGATCTCAGTTATGGGTACGTTGATGTTAGGGGAGTCATCGACGTCCCATCGACCAAATAGACCCTTCGGAACGATCTTATAGTTGCGAGAGATGTCCCCGGTGAGGTTAGTCGCCCCCAGCGGGACTCCGTTGACCGGAACGTTATCCCAGAACCACACCCGGTCAGTGACCGCGTGGTCAGTGATGTCGGTGTCGAACAGTCCCCGGTATATGCCGGAGAGGCCTGTAACCGCTGACTGATTGGGCAGATACTTGGGGCCATTTAGTCCAATGTCCTCTTGTGACTGGTTCGGGTCTTGGACAAGGTCACCATCCGCCAGCTGGACAATGTCCGTCTGGGTGTATGCCATGATCTCATCCCCAATCCGGAACAGGCCATAGCCCTGGGACCGGATCTCCGCCTGTGTCTGGTCGTGAAAGGACACTCCAGAGCCCTGGTCCGGGTTGGAGAACCCAATTACGGGAACAATAACATCCTTCTCGATGGGAGTCGTTACATCCGTCCACCAAGTGGTGCCTCCATCAAAAACGTATCCGTGGCCACCCCAAGTGGCGCCTTGCCCGCTCTGAAAATGCGGGGGCGGGCCATCCCCGGAGGTACCAGAGGTGCTGTTCTGGAAGGTGGTAGTGGGCAGGGACCAATTCCACTGGTCCCCCTTGTTGTGCCAGAGGAACCCATTCGACTTGACTATCTCCTGGGCCGCGTAGGCGGTATTGGGTTGCCATTTTTGCGTAGTGGGTCCTTCCCAGGTTGCCTCGACGAACGAGTCACTCTGCGCGGTTAGCGGGTAAAAGTCCTGGAAGGGGACGGGTACCTGGAGGGCATTGGGCGTAGAGGAAAGGTCCGGAGTGTCTAGATAGAACAAGTTGTCTTCCGTGTTCTGTAGCCAAGCGCTGGCGGTTCTAGACGTGGAATTACCCTGGGTGATATAGACCCGGACTCTGCGGTCTGTGTCCGGGTTTCCGCCACTGGCCCCAACTTCCCATCGAGTCGCGCCTACTAATTCAACTACTTCCGGGTATGACACGAAGAGATAGTTTATCGTGTTATAGATATTACCTTTGCCCGCCGGGTCGGTGTTGATGAAGACAGGCTGCGCGAATATGTCCTGGGTGCCCTTGATGAGCACGGTGGGGGACGAGGCGCTGCCTCGGCTAACTTCCGCTACCCTCAAGGGCAGCTTGTTCAGACCGAAGTCTGGGTCGGTTACTGAGATAACGTCCCCCGGAGACAGGAGGGCTGCGGATCGGTCCGCGGTGAACTCCAAGGCCACGAGGGGCTGGCTTCTCTCCGCTAGGGCTCGATGCGCCTGCGTTGTGGCTTGTGTGGAGTTTCTCACTCCGGGCATCTTCAGCTTCGCAAGCTGCTGGGCCCCGCCCTGCATCTCGATGTTCCCGAGGTCCTGGGCGACGGCGATGGTGGAAGTGAACTCATCCTTGTTGCTCACGTACTCGACGTGGACGCTGTTCTTGGTGGAGTTCCAGGCGGTCCTGGCCATGGTTACCATCTTGACGATGTTCGTGGAGTCAAACGAGGGGACAAGATCGATGTCATAGTCATCTCGGACCATCTTTATCTGGAACTTGCCTTGCTCATTCTGGTACAGGGCGCAGGAGATCTGCTGCTTGATAATGTCTACGACCTTGGCGGCCTGCTGCGGTTTCTGGAGCAGATAGCTGAACCCTATTTTCTCTTGGAAGCACAGCTCAGCTGCTGACAGGAAGGATGGTAGGTCTACAAGGTCCTCGGTGAGGCCGAGGCCATAGTCCGAGTTTGTTAGGATCTCGTACAGACAGTTTACAGGGTTGGCGTCTCCATGCCCCGAGGCTCCCGCGACGATGAGGTTGTCTACGATGATGCGCTCTTTGCCCTGTGCCAAGTTGAGAGGGTTGGGGTAGGAATGGACGCGTACGTCCCAGTCTCCCGCACGCTGCCTCTCGCCAATGTATCCGCCTTGCCACACGATGTGCGCGAGGCCAGAATAGCTGGGCAGGTATTGAGGCACTTCGGTGTTGTCATAGAGATGCGCCGATCTCTCCTGGTTTAGCTCTCCCCAGTATATCCGAAGGCTGCCCACAAGGCCGCCGCCATGCTTGTGGCCACCAAAGATGTTCCTTGCATTGACATTCACCCAGGTACTTGCGCCAGTGCCAGGGTTCAGGAAGCCCTTGGTGTTGACGACGTCCTGGACGTACCCGGAGGCCGTATGGCCTCCCTCGATGAAGGGCTTATCATCGGCGCGTATCTGACTGACGCCATCTATGGGGCCCTTACACAGAGCCAAGTCGAAAGATGCGTAGTACTCATACCCCACGACGACCCAGTCCGAAGAGATCCAGGACCCTACGTCCTGCCGAATGGGGTTGGCGCGCAAGTTCCCGTACCAGATGACGTTGGGTCCCGTCAGGATATTGGTCCCGAAGTTGATCGGGATTACACGAGTCTCGATGTTGGTGGGGGACAGGAACTCGTCCGCGTCCCCAAGCTTTTGGTCCTCAATTCCCGGGTCGGGTGCCAGGAGGGCGGAAAGGACAGTCATCAGTGCAGATATAATAACTGATACGATAATGGATGCGACCATTGTATTTCTCCTACTGGTAGAGTACCAGGGGGGTTTTAGGGGAGGGGCAGTGCTGGTGGGGATTTATCCCCAGGGCTGCCAGTTCACGTCGATCAGAAGGCCTTCCGCGAAAGGGTTGGTGGAGGGGACGAAAGGGAACCCCCCATAGTGCTCGATGTTATTAAATCGCTCCACACACCCCTGAGGTGAATGGAGGCAGCCAGCATACAGCTGCAGCCGGGTGGTGGGGGCCAGGGTGTCAAAGGCTACTTGGAAGAATAAGATGTTATTTACTGTGTCATGTCCCAGTATAGTCCGGCTCTGTACGCCTCTCGGGTCCTGCCAGATTGCCATTCCGCCACCAAAGAAGGTGTCGTCGAGGGCGACCCTGGCTGATAGGCTCGGGCCAGACCAGTCAGGGTGATCCGCGATAGCGGCTGCGAGCCCCCCATCGTCAATGTCAGTTACAATCGCGTCGGTGCGGTAGGTCTCTCGTCCCACTTGGCACTGTGCATCATACAGAATGTGGTTGCAGGCCCAGGAGTAGGTCCGCTTGGGTATAGAAGAGGGCAATCGGCTGGACAGGGTGGTCAGGGTACACTCCGCCTTGTCCTCCTTGAACTTCACGATACCCACGTCGCCATCAAAGAACGTAATGAACTCCGGGTCAATGCCGTCGGTGGTATGGGCCCGGAAGATCTGCACGGTGTCCGGCAGTGGAGGCTGCCCCTGGAGGTACCTCTGGACGAACGGATCACTCCGGGGCATGGTTATAGTGAGGGACCCACTGGAGGCCTTTTGGCTTAGCTTGGGAGAGGAGCGTTTTATGGACACCGGAATGTACAACCTGCCATCATACGTGATCTCCGTATCTGCGGAGGTGTACGTGATGATATTGGCGCCGCCTCTCTGACTGAACATGTACAGCTCTATGGGCTGCCCCTGCTCGGTGGATATTTCTTGGGAAATATAAGTCATTGCTTAACTCCAATCAGGGGCCCGGAAGTGCGGGCACGGCCTTGGCCAGTGTGCTTGGTGTTGAACTTGTCACTATCAAGTCTGGACAGGATCAGGAAGCTTATCTCTTCAATGTCATCACTGTTTCGCAATTGGGTCGCGACGGCGGGAGCCGCTGCCCCGGGGTTACGGTAAGGTCCTGAGTGTGAGTGGGAACCCAGAAGGACTTCTGTCGCTCCTTACACCACACGAGGAACTTACGCACCGCAATGGAGTCTTGCAAGGTACTGACATCCCACATTTTGATGCCGGAGGGTCGGGTGGGCTTGTTCGTCACATAGGTCCGCACGCCTGTACTGCCATCGATCACGGCCATGCCACTAACCAGATTGGACTCGTACTCCTTGTCTATAAGCATGTCGTCATCTAGGACGGGCTTGCCCAGGTAGCTAGTGAGGTACAGTTCGTTCTCCTCCAGGCCACTGTAGGCCGTCTGGTCGAGCCACTCGACGGAGGTCTTTGCTACACGAGAGGTCGTCAGGGAGGTAGAAGGGTTGTCCTTCGCGATGCAGGGTCGGAGCGGAACTACCCAAGTGCCCGGGGCCCACGTGCCTAGGGTCGGGGAGTTTAGAGTAATAGAGGTGTCCGTGACTGAAGTTATGGCCACAGGCTCGTTTTGATTCCATTCGTTCCATATCATGGCGAAGCCGCCGGGGCGGAAGTCTCGACTGGTGGTGTCAAGGAATATCGTCTGCTCTCCGGGAGCCACTGCCTGCGACAGGCGGGAAGTCTGCTGCCACATACCGACGCCCACAGTTATGCCAGGCAAACCTATCAGGTTGGACTGGGCCACTTGGTACATCTTGGGATCCTGCTGGTCTATCAGGTAGGTCATTTTGAAGGATTGGCGAGGATTAGCTCTCTCTGCAATCCGAGTATCCGTGCCGTCTCTGGACTGCAGGAGGCTCGTCTTGAATTCCAGTGCTTCTGTGACTGGGTTCTGAGGGACGAAGGGGAACACCAAGGCTCTCTCGCCCACTAGGGTATGCGTAGTGGTTGGGACAATGTTTGCGGGCGTGGGAGTGAAAAGCGTCTCAAACTTGTTCTTGCCTGTGCCGGATATGCGGTACGTGAAGTTTATGGTGTGGTTCGCGTTCAGCTTGACGGGGAACCCAGCGATGTTTTCTATGTCCAGGCCACCGCGAGTGAACCGGGTCGCGACGCCCGCGGTGTCCCCAGTAACCAGCATGTCCACAAGGCTGTTTGAGTGCCCTGTTGCGGCGGGGTCCACAATCGCGTTATGTACATCGAAGGTACTCTCGAAATCGGAGAGGATCTTCCCCACGTCCGTTTTGGACGGCAAGGCATAGATCCGTCCGAAGAAT